AGGGCACCATCAAGGGTGTTGCCAAGAAAGGATCGAAGAAATGATGAGCCGTGCTAATATGGGCAAGCAAATCGCCAACGCTCCTTCGAGCAAGAAGCCGAAGATGATGGCCAAGGGTGGCAAGACATTCAAGATGTGCTCCACTTGCCCGTCGCCTGCGAAGTGCAAGGCAGCGGGGCGTTGCCTGAAGGCGAAGTGATGAAGAAGCCCAAGTCGCGCGTCAACGAAGCTGGCAACTACACGAAGCCTTCCATGAGGAAGTCTTTGTTCGAGAGCATCAAGGCTGGCGGCAAGGGCGGCAAACCGGGTCAGTGGAGTGCGAGGAAGGCACAGATGCTGGCGCAGCAGTACAAGGCCAAGGGCGGGGGGTATCGCGATTGAAGGCCCCTCAGAAATCCCTGAAGGCTTGGACAAAGCAGAAGTGGCGCACCAAGTCTGGCAAGCCATCTACCCAAGGCCCTGACGCCACGGGAGAGCGGTATCTGCCAGAGAGTGCCATCAGGTCTCTGTCGTCGTCTGAGTACGCTGCAACGACCAAGGCGAAGCGCGAAGGAACCCGCAAGGGCAAGCAGTTCGTGGCACAACCAAAGAGCATCGCCAAGAAGACGGCGAGACATAGGGGCACCAAGTAATGGCTGTAGTCACGCCAGACCTGCCGGAAATCTTTGAGGAAGCCTATGAGAGGGCTGGCCTTGAGATGCGTTCTGGCTACGATCTGAAGACTGCACGTCGCAGTCTCAACCTTCTCACATTGGAGTGGCAGAACCGTGGTCTCAATCTCTTCACTATTGAGGATGGTACGCAGGCTCTTACAGCGGGCACTGCGACTTATACCCTCCCGTCGGACACAATCGACATCATCGAGCATCAGCTCAGAACCGGCACAGGCGTCAATCAAATCGACACCGCCGTCGAGCGCATCAGCGTCTCAACCTACGCCCAGCAAACCAACAAAAACACCCAAGGCAGGCCCACCCAAATCTACGTCCAAAGGCTCCCGACCGAAACCAAAGTGACGCTGTGGCCTGTGCCTGACAACACCACGACCTACACGCTGCTGTACTACCGCCTGAAGGGCATTGACGGCCTTGCTGCTGGTATCGGGTCTTCGATCACGTCTGTGCCTCCACGCTTCGTCCCAGCCCTTGTGGCGGGCATGGCTTACTACATCGCCATGAAGAAGCCAGAGGTTGCCAATCGTGTGGCTGGCTTGAAACAGGAGTACGAGTTCCAGTTCCAGCTTGCTGCTGGTGAGGACGAGGAGACTGCCTCGATCAAGTTCGTGCCCTACGACACGTTTATGATGGGTTAACCATGCCGTACGCCAGAGCGAAGCACGCCTTTGGTTTCTGCGACAAGACGGGTTTCAGATACCCGCTCAGAGATCTTGTGCCTGAGTATCAGAACGGCGTGAAGACTGGCTTCCTTGTTGGCAGGGATGTGTTCGATCCTGACCAGCCTCAGAACTTTCTTGGCAGGCTGAAGATCAACGATCCTCAGTCGCTGTTGAACCCGAGACCTGACACAAGCCAAGCCGCCTCTCGCGCGCTCTTTGGATGGAATCCCGTTTGGAACCCAATCCAGTACATGGTAGGTTCTGTGGGAGAAGTGACTGTCAACACTACCAATGGAGTCTGAAATGAAGAACGGCATGAAGAAGATGATGGGCGGTGGCTACATGAAGCCCATGGGTATGAAAGAAGGCGGCAGCATGAAGATGGTTGAGAAGGGCGGGAAGAAGGTTCCTGCTTTTGCTGCCGATGGCAAGGGCAAGATGGCCTACGGCGGCAAGGTCAAGAAGATGGCCATGGGTGGTTCCTGCCGTGGCATGGGCGCTGCCAAGCGTGGCGGCAACTTCAAGATGGCGTAAGTTCACATGAACTATTCCGAACTCGTTCAGCTAGTCCAAGACTACACCGAGAACAACGAGACCAGCTTTGTCTCGAACATCCCGAACTTCGTCCGTCAGGCCGAGGAACGGGTGTTTCGGACTATCATGCTGCCCGAGCTTCGGAAGAATGTGACCGCGACAATGACGGCGGGCAATCAGTACCTTGCCCGTCCTTCTGACTTCTTGGCTGTGTTTTCTATTGCCGTCGTCGATGGCGATGGAGACCACAACTACATGTACGACAAGGACGTGAACTTCATCAGGGAAGCGTATCCTACCTCGGCGACACAGGGTCTTCCGAAGTACTACGCGCAGTTTGATGGGGACTTCACCACACCGCCGTCTCCGGGGAACTTCATTCTAGGCCCGACGCCGAACGCGAACTACTCGGTGGAGTTGCACTACTACTACGACCCGCCGTCTATCGTGACATCTGGCACATCGTGGCTTGGTGACAACGCAGAGACTGTGCTGCTCTATGGCACGCTGATCGAGGCCTACACCTACATGAAGGGCGAGCAGGATCTGATTGTGCAGTACACAGAGCGGTATCGTGAGGCTCTGGCGCAGCTTGGCGGGGTCAGCATCAGAAGTGGACGTGATGAATACAGGGATGGGAGACTTGTAGCATGACCGTAATCCGTATGCCGAATGGATCAGAGTGGGCACCCGCAACGAGCGTGGACTTGGTTCACTGCGCTAGCTGCGGCAACGCTGTGGACACGCCCGAGGAAGAGGCAACGTACCCTGATGGGAATTGTCCTGACTGCGGAAACTCGTGGACTGGGTCTGAGAACAAAGGTGTGCGGATCACCGTGACGGCACCCAAACAGTTGAGTGGATCGACGCTGTGATAGCCGCTCTGAGCATAGACCTTCCGAAAGACTTCAATGTCATGGTGCGCACCACGCACAAGCGTGGGTTTACGCCGGAAGAACTCGCGCAGCAGTGTGCAGAGAAGATCGTCAGCATCTCTGATACTGCACCTCAAGAGATCAGGGATCAGGCGTATGCCTTCAGAAAGCGTGTGGAGCAGGTGGTTCTGCTCTATCTGAAGCAAGCCGTTCACAGCGACCGGACGACTGTGTATAATGCAATCATGGATGCTGGCCAGCCGGGGCTTGCAGAACTCGTAAGGAGACTTTGACATGGCGTTCACCGGGAACTTCATGTGTACGTCCTTCAAGGTTGAACTCCTGAAGGGTGTGCATGACTTCACCAACTCGACAGGCGACACCTTCAAGCTTGCTCTGTATGATAACAGCGCCTCTTTTACCGCTGCTACGACTGCTTATACAGCGAGCAACGAGGTTGGTGCTTCTGGCTCGTACTCGGCTGGCGGTGGTGCTTTGACGAATGTCACGCCCACTTCGAGTGGCACGACCGCCTTCACAGATTTCAACGATCTGACCTTCACGTCGGCGACGATCACCGCTTATGGCGCTCTGATCTACAATGACACAGAGGCTGGCGATCCTGCGGTCGTGGTGCTGGATTTTGGCGGTGCCAAGACATCGACTGCTGGTGACTTCCAGATCGTGTTTCCCACGGCTGACGCGAGCAACGCGATCATCAGGATCGCCTAAGCCATGACAGATGTCACCGTTCCCTTTACCGGCTGGGGCCGCGCAGGGTTCGGTGAACTGGCGTGGGGCGAAGGTGATGTAGCCTTCCCAGAGGCGACAAGTGCGGTAGGTTCCGTTACTGTCGTTGAGGGCACTGGCGTCACAGTCAACGTAACGGGCGTAGAAGCTACGGGGACGGTTGACTCTGTTACGGTTGGGATCGGTGTTTCCTTTTCTGTAATTGGAGTTTCCTCTACAGGCTTTGTTGGTTCCGCTGTTGCGATTGGGTCTGCTGTTGTTCCGGCGACCGGCCTAGCAGCGACTGGCAATGTTGGTTCCGTAACCGTGCTCGCCGGTGCAAATATTTTCGCGACTGGCCTCTCAGCGACTGGTGAGGTCGGTTCTGTTACTGTGGTCGAGGGCACTGGCGTTGTCGTCAATGTCGTCGGCGTTGCTGGCACTGGTGCAGTTGGGATTGTTGCAGTCGAGGCTGACGCCAATGTACCTGTCACAGGGCTTGAGGCGACTGGCGGGGTTGGCAGCGTCATCGCAACTGGGTCGGCTCGTGTTATTGCCACTGGCGTAAACGGCACAGGTCAGGTCGGTCAGGTAACGACGATCTGCGATGCCAATGTCTTTGTGACTGGCGTTTCAGCCACTGGGCTGGTCAGGCCTGTGCTTGTGTGGGGAAAGATTGTCCCAGCGCCCGGAACAGTTTATACTGATGTCAGCCCGAACCCCGGAACCATCTGGACACAGATCGCTGCGTAAGGAACTCAGATGCCTAGTAGCTATACACAGACAGGCATAGAGCTGATCGCCACAGGCGAACAGTCTGGAACGTGGGGAACCACGACCAACACGAACTTGCAGATCATCGACCGCCTGACGAACGGCGTAGGTGCAATTGCACTTTCTGGAACGACGCACACGCTCACTACGACGGACGGTGTTCTGTCTGACGGGCAGTATGCGGTGCTTGTGTTCGGCGGTAGCCCGAGCGGCACGAACACCGTGACGATCTCGCCCAACGATGCGGATCACGTCTACATCGTCAAAAACAACTCTGGGCAGAGCGTGGTTCTAACGCAAGGCTCTGGCGGGAACGTCACTGTCGCCAACGGCAAGAGCGCGATTGTCTACGCTGATGGTGCGGGTGCTGGCGCTGCGGTGGTTGACATCACTGCTACGTTTGTTCCCGCTGGCGCGCTACTTGCTGCGAACAACTTGTCGGATGTGGCGAATGCTGCTACGGCCCGCACTAACCTTGGACTTGGCTCTGGTGACAACGTCACCTTCGCTCAGGTGGACATTGCGGCGACCGGAGACCTTCGCCTGCAAGACACGACAGGCGGAGAGTATGTCGCGCTTCAGGCTCCGGGCACTGTCTCTGCCAGCTACACGCTGACGCTGCCTGCTGCGGACGGGACGAGCGGGCAGGCTCTGGTTACAAACGGTTCTGGGACTTTGAGTTTTGCCGCCGCTGGCATCTCTACAGGCAAGGCCATCGCAATGGCCATCGTTTTCGGGTAAGGAGAATCAGAGATGACAGCCCCGAATATCGTCAACGTCACTACGATTACCGGCAAGACGAACGTCGTGGATCTGACGACTACCAACGCCACGCTTGTGGTTGAGAATACTGCTGGCAGTAACAAGGTCTTCAAGATCAACTCGCTGGTGGTCTCGAACGTGGACGGCACAAACGCCGCCGACATCACTGTCTCGCTCTACAGCGAGGACAACATCGGCGGTACAGCGACCCAAATCGTCAGCACGGTGAGTGTGCCTGCTGATGCCTCGCTCGTGGTCATCGACAAGAACACCTCGATCTACCTTGAGGAAGACAAGTCGATTGGCGCGACGGCGGGTTCGGCGAGTGATCTGAAGGTTGTTTGCTCGTACGAGGAGATTAGCTGACATGCCCCGTAACCCCGGCGGAACCGTCAGTGGGTTCAAGCTACTCAGCACTCCTGACGCCCCTACAATCACCGGCGTAACCACGTCCATCGGCTCTGCGTCTGTAGCCTTCACCGCGCCTTCTGACACGGGCGACGGGGCGATTTCGTCGTATGTGGTGACTGCTGTTGACGAGAGCAGCGGCGTCTCGACGGGCGCTACGGGCACGTCATCTCCGATCAGCATCTCTCCGGGTGGCGGCACGTTCAAGATCAGGATGCAGGCGCTGAACCCCTATGGGCCGGGGCGGCTGACGGAGTATGATACGGGGAATGCGATCTACTCTGGGGCTGAGTTGTATGCGTGGGGCGGCGGTGTGACCAACAGTGGTCAACTCGGCGACAACACGATTGCTAATAAGTCTAGCCCGACTCAAGTTGGAGCTTTAACCACTTGGGCTAGTGTAAACGCTGGATCCAGCCACAGCACCTCAATAAAAACAAACGGAACGCTTTGGGCATGGGGCTTAAACTATAACGGCCAACTTGGCGACGGTAGCCGTACTTATCGTTCTAGTCCCGTTCAAGTTGGAGCTTTAACCACTTGGGCACAAACGTCCGCTGGAGGTAATTTTACTGCTGCTATAAAAACTGATAACACATTGTGGACTTGGGGAAGCGGACTTGATGGGCGTCTCGGGCAAAGCAGCGGTTTGTCTCGTTCAAGTCCTGTTCAAGTTGGAGCGTTAACAAACTGGTCTACTGTTGCGGCAGGCGGCTTCCACGCTGTTGCTGTAAAAACAGACGGAACCTTATGGGCTTGGGGCAGAAACAGCGCTGGGCAGGTTGGTGATGGCACAGCATCAGGCAGAAACAGCCCAGTGCAGGTTGGTGCGCTGACTTCATGGTACTTTATAAGCGCAGGAGAAGCTGTATCGTTTGCAGTTAAAACTGACGGCACCCTATGGGCTTGGGGTGCGGGGGCTATTGGTCAGCTAGGCGACAACACAACCGTTTCTAAATCCAGCCCTATTCAGATAGGGGCTCTTACAAACTGGTCTACAGTTTCAAATCCTGTTAAGCAAACTCATACAGTTGCTGTCAAAACAGACAACACTTTATGGTCTTGGGGGCAAAACGAAGACGGTCAACTTGGTCAGGGCGATGTTGTCAACAGGTCTAGCCCTGTTCAGATTGGGTCGCTTGCGAACTGGCAAAACGTTAGTGCTGGCGCGCGCTTCACCGCCGCTGTTAAAACTGATGGCACATTATGGACTTGGGGTCAAAACAACGGCAATGCTCCGGGCGCTCTTGGTGATAACACTGTTGTTAGTAAGTCCAGCCCCATTCAAGTTGGGGCTTTGACAGATTGGGTGTCTTTTGATTGTGGAGATTACCACACCCTCGCCCTCCTAGGAGTAGTCTAAAATGCCGAACTTCTCCGGGGTCTGGAACTTAAAGGATCAGGTGCAGGCCATCGCTGCGGGGCGGTGGACGGGGGTGCCGTTCTACGAGTTGTATGCGTGGGGGTACAACTTCATTGGCGCTTTGGGCGTTAACTCTACAATCAATCTTTCAAGTCCAGTCCAAGTTGGATCTTTGACAACATGGAATCACATCGCCGCAGGCGCCAATCACTCACTTTCTGTTAAATCAGATGGAACCATGTGGTCTTGGGGGTATAACGGTAATGGTCAGGTAGGGGACGGCACTGTCGTCAGTCGTTCTAGTCCAGTCCAAATCGGCGCGTTGACTAATTGGTCTCAAGCGGATGGTGGGTCGACATTTTCGTCATCCATTAAGACTGATGGCACACTTTGGACATGGGGCAAAAACAATGCGGGCTCTCTTGGGATAAACATAACAGGTGGCTATCGTTCAAGTCCAGTTCAAGTTGGGGCTTTGACGACATGGTCTTTTGTTGCTTGCGGGGATGACCAAATTGCCGCCATCTCAACTTCTGGATCTCTTTGGACATGGGGCAGCAACATTAATGGCGCTCTCGGGCAGAATATTTCAGTTTCAGTTTACAGATCAAGCCCTGTTCAAGTTGGCGCTCTTACTGACTGGCTACAGGTTAGCGGTGGGGGAAACCATACGGCTACTGTTAAAACAAATGGAACCCTGTGGGCGTGGGGAAGAAACGCTCAGGGTCAAGTTGGTGATGGCACTGTTGTTAACAGGTCAAGCCCTGTACAAATTGGTGCTCTAACAACTTGGGCAAAGGTAGGTTGCGGATCAATTCATACAGCAGCTATTAAAACTGACGGCACCCTATGGGTTTGGGGATTCAACACTAATGGCCGTCTTGGTGATGGAACCACAGTCAGTAGGTCTAGCCCTGTTCAAGTTGGCGCGCTCACAAACTGGAGTAATGTTGTTTTAGGGTCAGGTTCTGGAATTGCCATTAAAAATGATCGTACTCTTTGGACATGGGGGGTCAACACTTCTGGACAACTT